GGTTCCACCGGCAGCAGTAGTGGCAACAGAAGCGTGGGTATTGGAAGAAGAAGCAATAACCCTAAGGTTTTGTCCCAACCAATTACCGGCACGAACTCCATCAGCCAATTTCAACAGCACAAAGTTATCAACGATTTTCTCAACCTCTTTAGCCGCATTCTGCAACAAAGCGTCCTTCATATCGCTGGGATCGGCTTGGGTAAACAACTCCTCAACTTTATCTATCGCGAAGTTGTAATACTTTTGCTGGTCAACGACAAGTTCTTCCGAGGTGTCAAAGAGGGACTGGGTGGACATGTCGCTTCCTGCCGCATAGGTATTCGTAGCTATGTCGTGCAGAAAGGATAAAATCCTGACCCTGTCTCCAAACTCTTTGATTTCTCCCTCATACAATTTGTTATCTCTATCTCTCGATAGAAGTTCAGACTATATCTTGTCTCGTGAATCGGCCATTTTCCCTATTTCGTATTGTTTGTGGCCGCTGTTTTTCTTTATATTCACGAATCTCGGCGTATAGTCGTTGAGGATTCCTATTGTGTATTTTTGCTACTTCAAGTATTATTTCAAACTCTTCATCTCCATAAAGAGGAGTCGCCATTCCACCATAAGAGGTTTTTTCTTTGGGTCTTGCGAGTCTTATATCGCAGAACCTTTTTACAAGACTAGCCTCCTGTTTTTTACTGATGATGTAAGGCGAAAGGATTGTTAATGCTTTTGCGTTTCTTTTTAATCCTTCTATTCTAATGTCCCATTTTTCTTTCATCTTTTCTTGTGCCTGGTGATATTGGACAAAAAATGGGATTTCATTAGTTCTTAAAATCTCTATACAAGTATCTATGAGTATCTTATTCGTATTAACAATCGCTATGAGAGGTCTAAAGAGCAAAGTTTCTTTTTGTGTATTTCGGTGGAGTCGATTGTGATTTATCGTTATACAGCCCTCACCATCTATTATTCCACCGAACCACCACAATAGGCTTTCCTGCTGATTATCCATTGTTATATGTTTCATATTGTTACCTAATTAGTAATGAAACCTTTAGGAACTTCCAGCATTTAGCCAAGTTTTTTAAGGACTACGAGGTCTTTAATCCTTATTCGTTATGACAGGAGTTAAAGCCTGCGTGTAGAACTTTTTAAGCACGCCCGACGCAAAATTAATTCCAAAATTATCAATAGCCATTTTAGTATATCCGTATCTTACCTTCCGCCGACTTTATGTATTCCCTAAACTATTTTTCCCTCCCGCAAAAGTTTTTCATAGCGTCTCCAGTCGTTTTTCATCATATCGTCTATTTCTTCCGCGGTCAGTTTAGGTTCGGGAATAACTTGTCCTCCGCCCGTTGGCTTTTCAAGTCCTTTTCTTTTGGGCTTTTCCACCAATAGGTTCTGTTCGGCAAGGAAGAGTTGCGCCGCCTTTCTTATGGAAATTCGGCTATTCTCTTCATCCTCAAGGAAAGTTTCAAATTCCTCTTTTCTTTCTTTAAGAATAGGAAATTCAATTTCAACTTCCTTGCGGGCTTCTCTCTTTTCAAGGGAGCGAAGTTTCTCGTTCAGAGCTTTAATATCGCCCTTTAGAGCCTTGCCTTCCTCGGAAAATACGTCATCCTCCGGTTCTGGTTCAGAAGGTGCTGGAGTTAAGTTTTTTAATTGCTCCTCGGCTTCTTTCCTTTTCTTGCGCTCTTCTTCAAGAGCTTGATAAGGAACGAATCCCTTTGGAGGTTTCTGAACTTGCGGCTCTCCAGCTGGTTCCGCTGGTTCAGGTGCGGGTGTTTCTCCCGTGCCAGGTGTCGGTTCTGGCGTTACGACATTGTTTTCATCTTCCATGTTATTTTAACGTCTTAATTGACGAAACGACCTTTTAACGGCCAGTCGTTGGCCGAATGGTTTTTAAGGAGGTTCCACCCCTCGCAATTTTACTTTTTCTTTTTCTTTAGTTCTTTTACTTCAGTTGCTATTGGAGCAATAATTTCTTCAGCTACTGCCGAAATTCCGCTCATCGCCTTCTTCACATATTCATCCAGCTTCTTGCCTTTGTATCCTTCTTTCCTGCCCTTATGATAAAGGTTCTTAATTATCTTTTTCATGTTTTTTTCTTAATCTTAAATCCCTTTTTGCGGGCCATTGAGAGAGCTACGGCTATTGCCTGCTTCCGCGATACTTTCTTGCCCCGTATCCCTTCCTTTTTAATCTTGCGGATTTTAGCGCCGATAAACTTGGCGGATTTCTTTTTGCCTTTCTTTTTGCTTGGTTTCAGCTTATCTCCCATCATTGCTTCAATTTCTTTTTCCGTATGATTGTGATATGCCATATTTTTGTGAGCTTATTTAGGCGACCTTTCCACTATACGTTCTTGATAAGATAATTCATTGCCCTTTCTAAAAGTCCCGAATTATCTCTAAATAAACCAAGACCTTTATTACATAATCCGCATAATAATCCCCTTATCTTTCCAGTTATGTGGTTATGGTCTATTTCCAACTTATCAAGCCTAACTTCGCAAATCGCACACTTACCACTTTGTTCCTTAAACATTTCTTCGTAATCATCAATGTTTATTCCAAATACATTTTCTAATTTATATTTCCACGCAAGAAATCTATTCCTCTCTCTATTCTTTTCTCGCCATTCCTTCATCCAAATTATTCTTTTGGGTTTTCCGTTTTCAAGCCATTTTTTATATCGTTCTGGATGTTCTTTTCTATATTTCATCTGATAACAAGATTCGCAAAGACCATTCCCCTTTATGTTTCTATTCTTATGTTTGCAATTCGGAATTTTCATCTATCTATCACACATTTTTTATAAACAAAGCCGAGATATTAACAGTGGTTCCAGTTAAATCTCCAATATCCACCGTCCAGGGCTGTCCCGTATTGTCCTGCGGAATCGGAACCGCTGGGGCTATGCCCGCCGTTGCGTCGGCCGGCACCGTCAATGAAAGTAATACTCCATAGCCCGTTCCACATCTTACGTCTATGTCTATTGCCGCATCCGATGTGTTGGCGGCCATAATCCAGGCTAAATCAAGATATGTGCTTGCTATTCCCGCCAATAAGTTAGTTTCGGTTCCGTTTGCGAGCGCAACATAGGCCGTTTGGATTAAATCCCTCACTTGATAAGGAACCATTACCTGTCTTCCCACGTCATCAAACGTTGCGTCGGTTCTGTCTAAAGCCGCGACTGGCGTAGGATTGGCTTGCCTCGCAATTCCTCCTATCTTTACCGGATTACCCGAATCCACAGCATCATGAGCTATGCTTCCTTCCGTGCTCCAAGCCGAACCCGAAACTTGATTAACCAATAAAGAAGAATTGGTAACATTTATGCTGTCAACCGAACCCGATACCTGAAAAGTATCTACGATAGTGTGTTCCGTAATAGTCACGCTTGCGTTTACGCTAAAGGAAGCGCCTGATACCTGAACCACCTGCAAATCTCCATTTTCGTCCACATTCACGGGTCTTAATGCTCCTCCTGGGTCTTGTCCATGTATAAGATTGGGCATTTTGATTGTAAGAAGCTGTTAATGGGGGCCGAAGCGTGAAAACTCGGAGTCCCGTCCCGAACAGCATCCTACGAATTAGTTATAATAACGACACGACCTTTACTTATTTAATAATTCCGTCAGATATTTCTCTAGGTTCTCTTTTTCCGTCTGCGGGGCTTCAATAAGATTAACCAAAACAGAATATACCGTATGAAAAACAATAAGCCGTTCATTCTTTTGGGTATCGTTATCTAAATTCTTCCATTGAAGTTCTATTATTTTTATCTGGTTCTTACAGAATTCCTTTATCTTATCCGCATTTATTTCTCCTTCGGAAAGAACTCTGTCCCATTCTGCGAATTTCTGTTTTTCATTTAGCAGGGGATTTTCATCATATTTCAAATCTTCTTTCTTTATATTCCGTTTTTCCAATAATCTTAAAAGTATGTTGTGCATATTAACCTGCTTTAGATAGTCCTAAATTAGCGGCAAATCTTCCTGCGGTTGCTCCTGTCGCAAAAGGCCATTGGTTACCAGCGCCATTATTGTATAATTCCGAAATTTCTGCGGTGGACAATGCTTTGCTCCACACCCCGCATTCATCCACAAGTCCGCTGAAAAACCCATCAGCCCCGGCATAGTTAGCAAGTATGCGAAAGACTTCCCCTGAAGCTCCGCTCCCATTTCCGGACATCGCGGTTGGCCCAGCGACAAGACTATTATTCCTATATCCTCTTAAATTAGTGCCGTCATAAGTCAGAACTATGTGATACCAGGTTCCCTCGGTAAGGGTTACAACTTCATCTATAAAATTATTGGCCACATTTTCCTGTTTTCTGTTAAAAGTTAATCTTTTCTGCCCGCTCACGTCCCTGTATATTATCTCGTAGTCCACATCTATTCCTTCATCAATTTGAACGACAAACCACGCCGAAACATTTGTTCCGGGAGCCGTAGTTACGTTTCCCCATAAAGATATTGAACAATTACCGCCTTGTATTCCAAGGTCGTTGGCTATACTCAAAGATTTATTTGTGTTAGTAGCCCCGCCATCGCCCGCGTTTCCTATTTTGCCGGTATTAAATGCAACCGTATTGTTGTTGGTCAGGTTAAATCCGCCAACCGAATCATTTACATCGGAAAGCTTGTAATACGCGACCAAATTGGTTAATAGTGTTGAAGGCATGTTATTGGGTTAACGCAGGTTGTGGTTGAGGCAAAGGAATGCCTTGTGGGACGCCAGGTTGCCCCGTGGGAGCCATTTGCCCCATTTGGGGCATCTGCATCGCCTTTTCTTCAGCTTCCTCTACTTGCTTCAATTCTTCAGGAGTTAAATCAACCATTTGCAGCATCCGTTTTTGGACTATTTTGCCCAAAGCCAGATTATTCGGGAATTGGGAACGAATAAGCATAAACTTCTGTATTCCTTTCGTGGTTTCTTCTTCCTGTTCCGAACTCGATGAAACCGTGGGTTCATATTCTCCTTTCCAGTCAATCGGATATACTGTTTTGGGATATATCTTTCCGCTTCTGCCGGTTTTATACAGTTTCATTATCTTGGGCGCATTCTCCTGCATTAAAGCATTCCACTTCAAAGCTAATTCATACCAGCTTCCTCGGTAAAACTTACTCATCAAAATACTGCGCTCTTGCGCTTTGCCTACCAATATTTGCACTTCTCCCAAAGTTATCTGCTTCTTTTCAGATACGCCCTTTTCGGTAGCGGTGGCTCCGCTTCCTCTTTCCACTACCCGAATAAGGAAATCTATCGCGGTAAATGTTTCATCCAATCCGTTAATCTGCACCGGCATAACTGTTTTATATGGGTCGCCGGGAGCCGGCAGCATCCTACCTGGCCCGGGTTCATAAGTCTGGGGCTGGTAACCCTGCACTGTTGCGTCAAACCAGTGCATTTGGAAATTCTGCAAAGTCCTGTTTTCAACCTGTTGTGAAAACCAAATGTTGATAATTTTATTCGGAGTTCTTACCAAATCTCCAATTCCATCGGCATAAATATCATTTGTTTCGGGGTCTTCCATCCAAACCGTAAAAGGCCAGAAATCCGCGCCTATTAATTCTTCAAGTTTTTCGTGCAGTAATATGTATTTGTCTTGAGCATAAACGGCCACCATTCTTTCAAACTTCTTGGTCTTGGCATTCCACATTTTGTGGTAATGCTCGCACAAGTTAACTAAAACATCGCCACCCGCAAATCTATCAAACTCATCTGAATCAACGCCCATCGCTTTTAATCGTTCCTGTTGTTTATCCAGTTCTTCCTTATTTTCCTGCGATTGCTTAATTCCTTCCGCGGATAAATTCCATTTTTTTAATTCTTCTTTACCTTCTTCGGTATATCTGTTATCCGCCAGTATTTCCCTTAAAGAACGGAATATATTTTGATGAATTATAAATCTGGCCGTTTCAATATCCGTAGGATTCATTAAGGGGTCGTATACGATGTCAAATACATCCAATACATTCACGCTTATCCCGTCATCCTCCACGTTTAGTTTCTTGGAACTTATGCCATACAAGAGAACATTCTTTTTATCCACTATATCCAGCCATTCAAACTTCTTTTTCTTAAACTGATCGTTCCATACTTCCTGATAAACCAGTTCTTTCACTTCATCGCTTTGCAGGTGGTTCCAATCCACATTTGGAGCGTCATCTATTTTTGAGAGAGAAGTTTTAATCGTTTCTTTCATTAAGGGAATGTTCACGGCTTGCCGTTGGGTAAGCCGATTCGTCCTTACTTTGTTTCTGTATAATTCATAATTGTCATCCCAAGCCTGATGGCGGCGTTCCTGAAACTCCCTTGCGGTTTTGCGTTCATTTAAAAGCTGCTCAAACAATAACTCGCTTGAACTTATAGATTTTGGAGTATCAGCTTCGTTGTATGGCATAATAAAAACGACAACTAAAATTAGTTGCCGCCCGATGTTCGGGTAAAGCTATTTTGTTTTATACATTATACCACGATCATACTTTCCTTGCAACTGTGGAAAAATCAGAAGGCGACATTTCAACCCTAAATTGTTCAATGTGTTTTATTTCTATTGTTTCTTTGCCTCGCTTCCATAGCTTAATTTGTCCTTCAATTTCAGCCAACAATCCTAATTCGTCAAAATTAAGTATGGCTTTGCCGTTTCTTATGTTAAATACTCCTTTTTCAAATAGTTTATGTATTATCAACCGACAACGTTCCGTTTCTTGCAACGTTGCGCCTTCTAACGTAATCAGTATGGTTCCTTTTTCCATTTAGTAATTTATATCGCTATCTCCGTAATATGGTTTTATCGGACTTGTGGCCGATGCCATAAATGTTTTCGCGGGCTGATAAGAATAAATCGCATATCTTAACGCATCGCACAAATGGTCGTTAAACTTTTCGGGCAGTTCTTTGGCTTCCTTGTTTTCTTCTTTACTTTCAGGATAATGATACATACTCATTTCATCCAGCGTTTCCTTGCAGGTATTGAATACTAAAAATCTTTTCTCATAGATTAGCTGTTTAATATGGCTTAATCCGCCTTCTATGTCTTTGTCAGTATCATAAATCGGGATATTGGCTCGCTTGCATTCTTCAATACGATCCGGCTCCGCTGGGTCTGGATATACTTTCGTAATATGGTGGTCTTTTATTTTATTTTGCAATACCTGTATGATTTCCGCGGTAGTTTTTTCGGCCGATTTCCATTCGTCAACTATATGCCAGACATTATCGTATAAATAACAAACTACTATGGCGGCCGGATTGCGAAATCCCCAGTCTACGCCAGCTATCCTTGCCTCTGCTTTTTTCTGCAAACCCTGTAACGGCTCTACAACGGCTTCTTGGGGCAAGTCCCATACTAGACCGGTCATCTTCCTAAACTCGCCCTCGTAGCGCCTCGCAAACTCTTCCGGCGGCAATCTTTTCTTTTCCGCGTCATAGAACTCTTGCCTGAAATAAGGATTATCTATTGAACGCCAAGTAAAGAAAGATAATTGTTTGTCTAACTTATCCCGCCACGGAATAAAGAAATCCTGATATAACCAGCCCATATTATAGGGCGTGGTAGTAATCAGTATCTGCCCGCCGGTCATTGATACGCGGCTTCTTAACACAGTCCAAGTTAATAAAGAACACTGCCCGCCTTCGTCTAACCATATCCAATGAGCCGTAATGCCTTCCAACCCCAAAGGATTATCCGCCGAGCGTGTAAATATGGTTGCTCCGCTGGGTAAAACAATCTCTCCCTTTTGCTCTTTATAGTATTGCCGATAACTTGGGGCTATATCAAAAAACTTCTTCATTGTCGCCTGCTGGAGTATCTTATATGTCGGGGCGACTATTATGCCTGCCTTATCGGGATTTTCCGCTATTTTCTTTAATGCCCAATATGAACCTAAAAATGTTTTGCCCGACTGAACTCCCGCAACCGCCGTCCCGAATTGTGAAACGAAATCAAACGCTTTCTGTTGTTTCGGGTGAAATTGTATCATCTTTCTTTACTATATTTATCTGAATTGGCTTCCAATCACTTTCTATCTCCAAAGATTGTTTAGGTAATCCGTCCAGGTAATTCCAAATCATCTGCCGCATTTTGTTATTACTATCTAAAGCGTCCTGGATGATATTATCAGCTAACCATTCTAAAGCAGTTCTTTTTTGGTCAGGGCTTAATAACAGTAATCGTTTCTTAATCTCCGTTGTAAGCGAAATAGAACCCTCTGGCCTTCCTGGGCCGCCTTTATTGCCTTTAATAAATTTCCCCGTTGTTATGTCTCTATCCGTTTGCTCTCCGTTTTTTATCGGTTCTTCCGCCATAATTTATTTATCCATTTTGCTCATTAAAATGCTTATATCCTGTATATCAACCTTTTTATCTTGGTTTAAGTCGTAACACGGTTTATTGTCCCGCCGAAGTTGCAATATCGTGCTTGCCATTGAAACAACTAAAATTGTTATCAATAAAATAATCATCTTTTGTAATATATTTTTCATAGTTTTTTTGCTGGATTGCCGCACCAAGTTTCGTTGGGCGGCATATCCTTAGTTACTACGCTTCCCGCTCCGACCATTGAATTTTCTCCTATTGTTATACCAGGAAGTATTATTGCCCCGGCCCCTATAACCGCTCCTTGTTTTACTAGAGTTTTTGCTATTTGCCATTTTTCCTGTTTTAAGTCGGGGTGCTTATCGTTGGTAAAGCACGCGTGAGGCCCCACAAATACATTATCCTCTATGCATACTCCGGGAGGAATAAAAACAAACGCCTGTATTTTGCAATTACTTCCTATCTTTACTCCATTGCCTATTTCCACAAATGCTCCTATCTTTGTTCCTTTGCCGATTTTATAATTGCCCCAGAAATTTTGAAATGGGATTTTCATACGTTTGGCGGTATTTTGAAACCGCAAAGGTTAAACATTCTTTTCAATAAAGCCGTAAGTTCTTTTCCAAAATGCTTATCTATTTTCCAGCAAATTGGGCATAACCATATTGCTTTATTTCTCCTTTTTAGTTTTCCTGCGTTATGACAACTCCAACATCTATTTGGTTTCATATTCCCCCCTTAAACATATCTTCAAGCCCTTTTTCGTAGGAGTATTCGTATTTGAAACCCAACATTCTTTCGGCCTTTGCAACGTCATAGACGAACCTTGAAGGGTCAACCGTTCTGCCTTCATGTTTTTCTACTTTGCCAATGAATTTTTTGGCGGGAAAAGCCTTGTTATATGTTTCAATCACTAACTCTCCCGCTTCTTCCGCAGAAAGTTCCTCTCCTGTGCCTATATTGTATATCTGCCGCCATTTATCGGCCGAAGCTATTAAGGCCAGCAAATTAGCCCTTGCCACGTCTTTTATGTAACAGAAATCATTGGATTGCTTGCCGCCATATAGCTGGGGCGCCATGCCGAACTTAAGCCTATCTATGTATCCGCCTATTAAGCCGTGCATTCGTTTTTCCCTGCCGTATAGGTGGGCGTAACGCAATATAATCCAAGGCGCCGAACATTCTTTAATATAAATCTCTCCCTGATATTTAGTGCAGGCATATACTGAATTTCCCGAACATTTGAATTCTTCCGTAATGGGCGGCTCTTCCAGTATCGGCATATAAACCGAACCAGTAGAGGCATAGATAATCGGGATATGATATTTGCTAGCTATTAAAGATATGTTTCTGGTTCCCAAGGCGTTAGTTCCAAGGGCCAATACGGGGTTTTTATCGGCTTCTTGAAATCTAGCCACAGCCGCCAAATGCAATATCCTGTTTATCTGATATTTATTGATTATTTCTTCAAGCCGAGCCATATCCCGTATGTCATTTCGGCTATCTATTATATCGTAGCTGTAAGCCAGAAAGCCCTGCTCCGCCAAATACTTCATGGTTTCCGAACCCACGAAGCCATTGCCGCCAGTAACTAAGACCCTATATTCGTTGTATTCCATTTTTTATAAGCCAAAGAAGATAGACAATGATTGCTCCACCCATCAGCTTGGCTAGTTGAAGAATTGTCTCGGCCTTTGTCATTGTTTAATTATTTCCTCCAATAACTTAAACCCTTCTTGGTAGCCCTGCATTAGTTCGCTCAAATTGGCCAGTTCTTTATCTAATCCATCTATTTGTTCTTTAATGGCGGCTATGTCTTTTTCTTTGCTTTCTATGCCCTTCTGCAGCTTTTCTTTAACATCCGTACCCAAATTGCTTTCTTCTTTTCCATACGCGTTTTTCACCGCCAGCATATCCTCATTGACTTTGTCGTATTCCCGCCTGCGACTTTCCCGAAGTTCTCTTAATTTAGCCGAAACGAATTCTCCCCTCCACATCCTGTGCACCATTTGCTGGTATTCGCGGATAAAGAATGCCCGCCTTTGCATATCTGTGGTTAATTGCTTTAACAACTTTGTGGGCCAAATATGCAAGTAAATTCTATTTAATATGCTCATATGATACGTAGTTTTCCCGGTAATTTATAATAAAGATTTTTTAGTATTCCCCTTAACGGAATAACATTGACGACCTTTCTTATTTGTAGTCGGGCCGAAGGTTTTATTTTTAACGGCTCGGCCGCTATCGTCCCCGTTAAAAGCAATATCTTATCTCTTTCGTCAGGGGATAATATCCGACCTTTGTATCTATGATTAAATGTGGTGCTTATATTCTCGCCATGGCAGCCCACCACAAATCCCCTGCCTTCCAGTTCCGTGTAATCCAAGTAATCAATAATGTATTCGTGTGATTTATATGGCCCGATATGATCGTAGTGCTTTTCTGGGTCAAGAAATTCATCTTTGGAAAATAAAATTGTAAAGAATGGCGGCGTGGTGTTTGTGTGATAAGTGCCTTGATTATCCGTTTTCCATTCATCAGTGTTGTATTCGGCTATTTCTTTAGTGGCATAGTTTATTATGTATCCTTTCTTGTATCCTACTGCTTTTTTGGTATCAGGGTCTTTTTCCAGTAATTCTGTAAAGGTTGTTATAAGCCGCGAGGCGGTATCGCACAAATAAAGATCATCGGAGGGTTGCAGAGTTAGCAACACATATTCGTTATCTCCCACAATTTCCTTTAATTCCGGCAAAGATATTTCTAAGCTATGCATAAGCCTTTTTGCGGCAACTTCATCGCTATATTTATCATCCCAAAAGAAACAACCTCCAAATGTAAAAATAAATCTTAAATCTCTGATACCATTTAATTTCTCTTGAAAAGCCATAACAAGTGGATTGGATTTTTCTTCTGGACGCCAAGCAACCCATAAAATAAAGTCGGTATTGGTTTGATTTAATAATAAAGAGGGCAAAACAAATTGTTCAAAAATATGAATACGATTTTTTAACCAAACATTTCCTCTAAATCCGGCGTGTAATCCAAGTCCCGTAAAAGGACAAGCAAAAAAATGTATAAATTTATTTTTTATTACCATATTTTCTATGACAATTTTTACAAAGCGTTCTGCCATTGTTGATATTCCAAAGTTCTTCGCAATTTTCGGCATCTTCCAATGATTTGATATTAAATTCGTCTCTTATTTTATAAAACATTTTAGGATAATGATCGGCTTCTAAATAAACCGCTACACCCTTTCCACTTTTTATCTCACATATTTGACAAGTAAAATTATCCCTTGTAAATACATCTGAACGCCATTGACGATATTTAAATAAACTTTGAATTCTATTGCGCAATAATGATATTCCTCCTTTCCAGTTAAAATGGTTCTCTCCTCTCATATTCATACGAGGTTTTCCAATCCTTGCCTCACTATATTTTCTTATCCATTCTGGATTTTTATTTTTGCTCAATTCATTAAGAAATTTAATGTTTTTAGGCGTTTTTCCTTTTCTTGCCTCACTCATTTTTTTCTTGGTTTTTTCTGTAATATAATTTGGGTGTCCTTTATAAAATGGCATACATATGGCAAAATTTCATTTTATTATTGTTAAAAGTGAATGGTTTGGTAATCCTTTTCTTTGTTCCAAGGCGTCTGTAATAGCATGTGTTACTTCTGGCCGGCTCCCATAATCGTGGAAACAAATTATTCCCCCGTCTTTTACTTTCGGAATCCAACCCTTAATGTCTTCCATTACTAAATCGTAAATATGGTCGCCATCTATAAAAAGCATATCTATCTCTCCTTTATCCCAACCCGCCGCAATATCTTTGCTGTATCCGCATATCGGGTTTATGTTCAGAAATTCCTTAACCTTTTCTATAATTTGCGCCGAAACAATATCTATCGTATAAACAATCGCTTCCGTTGCCGCTGCCATAATCATAGCCGATCCGCCCTTGTATGTTCCTATTTCAACTATAATGCCGCCCTTAGATACCGCTGCGGCGCACCGATAAAGTTTCCACGCTTCTTCCCGATTCATCTGAATATCATTTGTAACTTGCTGGTATAATTCTCCGAAACCTATTTTTCCCATATTTCTCTTGTCCAGTTTTTATTAATTGCTTTTTCAAACCTCATTTTCTCAAGAAAATCCCCAAATACTTCTCCTCGGCTTGTTCCGCTTATTGTTACAATTTCTTTCTTTTTTTCTTTTATTGCTAGCTTAATCAATCTTTCCACGAGCAGTCTTCCATAACCTTTTCTTCTATATTCGGGGCTCACGAAGATTTGTTTCATTTCCAAGTGTTCTTCAAAAACTAAATATCTTATGAATCCCGCCAATGTTGGCTTTAATATCCCATTATTATCATATATCTCTTCAAAGTTCCCTTCCCAAAAAGTTACTTTGCCCTTTTTATTTATGAAAACGCATTGTGTTTTTTCCATCGTATTTTAGCCCCGATTCTTTCTTCTATTGTCATAAATTTATCGTATATCCACCAACCCCCCAAAAATATAAGCAAAAAATGCACCAATGGTTCTAGCTTTTTCACCACCCAAAATGACTTCCAAAAATACTTTAATCCCTCTAATTTGTAGCCGCCCCTATACAGCTTTCTACCCATCAACCTGTATAAATATCTTCTTTCGTTCGGCTCGGTATATTCGTGTTCGTTCTTTTTAAGAAAAAGCCGCATACCAGCGATTTCCCTCGCATTAGGAAACGACAAGCTCTTTTTCTCGTCTTCAATATCAAAAGCAATTCCCAAGGGATTATCAACAGTAAGATAGCTATATTTTTTAAGGAAATGTATTCCAAAATCTGTATCATCGTTTGCCCTTAATTCTTCATCGTATTGCAAATCATTAAATACTTCCTTTTTGAATAGCCAGCCCCAATCCATACTGATAATCTTCGGCGAAGTTGGAGGTGGCGCGTAATCTTCAAAGTTTTGTTTTACATACTTTACCAGCTTTCCAACGCCTACTGCTCCGACTTCTGGCGGACTAGCCTCTAAACAATGCGTGGTTACGGCTAAAAAATGGGGCAATAATTCGTTATCATCATCTAAACAAACAACATATTTTCCTTTTGCCAAGCTAAATCCTTTGTTTCTTACTGCCGATAATCCGCTATTCTGGGGCATTTTATAATATCGCAGGTTTGGATATCGTTTCATCCATCTCTTTACCACTTCCTCTGTTTTATCCGTGGAATAATCATCAACGACTATAACTTCATAATCTTTGAAATTTTGGGCTAATGCACTTTTTAAGGAACGTTGGGTTAGTAAATCTCTCCTATTGTATGTCGGGATAATAATACTTGCCGTCATATTCTTTTGCGTTTTTCTCTCTTATTCCCATTTCTACGAAATGCCTAGAATGGGGCATTTCCTTATCGCAGTGCCAACATTTACGATAGCAATATATTGGTTTGCCCTCATTTCGCATTGTATTGGCATCTGCGATATTGGCACAAGCCATTGCCGACCAGTTCATGTAATTATGAAACCCATAATTGCATTTAATCGCCCGCCAGATATTTCGCAAACACCAATAACTCCAATTCAAATATCCTCCCATCATATTTAGTTCCCATTTTATTTTGTCTTTATATTGTTTATCCATTGTTCTAGGGTTATTGTTTGTTTCCAACCTAGGCATTCCCTAGCTATATTAATATGGGCCAAAGTCATATGCGGTTCAATTCTTGGCGGTAAAGTGATTCTAGGGTGTTTTGCGTCTATTAAGTCTGCTATCTGGTTTATATTGTAATTTCTTCCGCTTCCTATGTTTATTGCCCCAAATCTTATGCCTTGCAACAACAATTCTCCCGCTTTTATATTCGCCTCTGCCACATCTTTAACATAAACAAAGTCCCTGCTTTGCGTTCCATCGCCCACGATCGTAAATGGTTCGCCTTTTTTATATTGTTCCAAAAATGCGCTTAATACGGTTTTATATGCCCCCGCGTTGGGCTGCCGTTCCCCGAATACATTAAAATACCGCAAGGATACGCTTTTTAATCCATATAACTCGCCATAAAGTTTCAGATATTTTTCAATAGTGATTTTCTGTAAAGCGTATGGCGACATTGGTTGTAATCCACAGCCTTCGGAAGTGGGTTTAATGTTGGCATCGCCATATACGGCAGAAGTAGAAGAAAATACTATCGGGATAGAATGCGAACGAGCATATTCCAAGATTCTTAATGAACCACCTATGTTTACACTATTGCTTTCTATTGGGTTTTCTATGCTTTGCTGAACGCCAGGAAAGGCCGCTAAATGAAAGATTATGTCTGCTTTAGGCAACGATTCAAAATCAAATGTTCTTATATCCGCCTCTATATTGTTGGCTTCTCCAAATAAATTATTCTTGCTGCCGGTAGAAAAATTATCTATACCTGAAACTTCGTATCCCTTTTTGAGGCATAATTCTACTAGGTGGCTTCCTATAAATCCGGCTCCGCCCGTAATTAAGGCTTTCATGGTCTTGCCGTAATTAACCAGCCAAATCTTTTTTGCGGTTCTCCGCCCGGCCAATCTTTACTTGTAAGTTTATGCAGTTGAATGTCGTAAAAACCCAATTTTTTAAGTTCTTTTCCGTAATCATAAGCATTGTATCCCGCATACCATTTCAGAAATTTCCGCATAAACCAATTCGTATGATGAAACTCGCAAAACACTACTCCGTTTCTGGCCACTCTTTTGGCTTCTTTTAATGCTCTTTTGAAGTTCTTTTTATCTAAATAGATATAGCACATATCCGTTAGTAAAATATCCGCACCTTTGTCAGAGATATACACATCGCTTGCCTCGCCCACCTGCAAGACAGAAGCTTTTGGTAGCATTTCTCTGGCCTCGGCGATTGCGTCTGCGTTCCAGTCTATGCCGCCAATATCAGAATGCGGGTATGCTGTTTTTATATTATAAAG